GGGATCAAAGACGCAAAACGTATTTCTCAGCTACCTTTTGAAGAACAAGCATTCGAGATCGGACAACTGCAAGCTAAATTGGCATCAGCTCCGGTAGTGAAAAAGACAACTTCGGCGCCCGCGCCTATTGTTCCGGTTACTGCAAGAAGCGCAGCCAACCCGAGTTATGACACGACAGACCCGCGGTCTATTAAAGCGATGTCAACCTCGGAATGGATTGAAGCAGAACGCAAACGCCAGATCAAAAAAGCAGAGGCTAACAAATACTAACTCCTGTGAAGGTTTATCATGGCTAATAGCATTCTCACCATTGACATGATCACGCGGAAATCTCTGGAAATCCTGGAGAACAACCTCGTGATCACCCGTAACGTGAATCGTCAGTACGATGATTCGTTCGCTAAAGAGGGCGCCAAAATCGGGTCCACTTTGCGCATTCGTCTGCCTGACCGGGCTCTGGTTACTGATGGCGCTGCACTCCAAGTGCAAGACGACCAAGAACAGTTCACCACGTTGACTGTCTCCAGCCAAAAGCACATTGGTGTTAACTTCACCACCGCTGAACTGACGATGCAGTTGGATGACTTCGCGGAACGTGTGCTCAAGCCCCGTATCTCGCAATTGGCCTCCAGCATTGATGCTGATGTCGCTAATGCGTTCAAGGGCTTCTATCAGTCCGTTGGTACTCCCGGCACCACGCCTGCTACATCACAAGTTTTGCTCCAGGCTCAGCAAAAGTTGAACGAGACTGCTGCCCCGATGAACCAACGCTACGCTACGGTTAACCCCGCTGCTAATGGTGGTTTGGTTGAAGGCATGAAAGGCTTCTTCAATCCTCAAGGTACGATCAGCCGTCAGTTCAAGACTGGTATGATGGGCGAGGGTGTTCTGGGTTACGACGAGATCAACATGTCTCAGTCGATCAAGCAGTTCACCACGGGCTCATGGGGCACCACAATCACCTCGACTGGTACAATTTCCACTGAAGGTACTACGTCTTTGCCGATTAGCTTCACTGGCTCCAGCAAGACCTGGAACATCGGTGATGTGTTTACTGTGGCTAACGTGTACGCTGTCAATCCTCAGACCCGTGAGTCTACTGGTTCGTTGCAACAGTTTGTCGTGACTGCCGCCGCTACGGGTAGTTCTACCGCCACGTTGACGGTTCTCCCTGCGATGTACACCTCTGGTCATGCTCTGGCTACCATTGACAGCTTCCCTCAAGCTGGTGCTGCTGTGACGATGTTGGGTTCCGCTGGTACTCAGTATCCTCAGAATCTGGTCTACCATAAAGATGCCATCACGTTTGCCACCGCTGACTTGCTGTTGCCTCAAGGGGTGGATATGGCTTCCCGTGCTGTCCACAATGGTATCTCGCTGCGTATTGTTCGCCAGTACGATATCAACAATGACCGCATGCCTTGCCGTATTGATGTACTATACGGTTATTCAGTGATTCGTCCTCAACTGGGCGTTCGCATGTGGGGTTAATCAGAATCCCCGGGAAACCGGGGATTTTTACAACTAATTTTGATTGGATACATCATGCCTTTTCCTAATACTGGTGGCGGTTTTCAAAACGGCCCTGTGACTTCCGAAGTCACTCTGAAGTCTATTCCTGTACCTGCGACGGCAACGGTTAGCGCAACACTGACAACTGCCCAGTTGACCAACGGTATTCTGTTGGGTTCTCCCGCAACTGCCGCCGCTGCCTATACGCTGCCCACTGGGGCATCTTTGGATGCGGAGTTGGGTAACGCAATCGTCGGACACTCATTTGATTTTGCAGTCATTAATGTAGACGGTTCTGGTTCTGGTGTTATCACCATGACCACTAATACTGGTTGGACCCTTGTTGGTCTAATGACTGTGGTTGCCACGGCGGGCACTGCCCAAGTATTCCGTGCCCGTAAGACCGGCACTGGCACCTGGACCTTGTATCGAGTTGGGTAATCATGGCTAAAAAAGAAGCCCCTGAAGACAAGGTGATGTTTGAGTGTTTGGGTCTCGGTTACACTGCTGTTGGTGTAACCGAGAAGGAAGCCATCGAGAATTGGAAAAAAGAAAGTGGCGAATCTTCACAAGAACATTGTGTTATTCATCAAGTAACTAGATTGGGTTAATCATGCCTATCCCTAATGGTGGTGGTGGTTTTCAGTTAGGTGACGGTAACACCTCTGAACCCCAACTTTCCCCTCAAGCATCCCCTGCGTCAGCTACGGTTACGACGACTCTTACCCCTGACCAGTTGATCAGTGGATTGATTATTGCCAATCCTGGCACAGCGAATGCCACCTACACGCTACCTACAAGTCTTGACTTGTGCACAGCGGTACCTTCGGTTGCAAAAATCAATTCTTCGTTCAACTTTACGATCATTAATCAGGGGTCGGCGTCTGCCACGATCACTATTGCTACTAACACCGGGTGGTCATTGTCCGGTACGATGACTGTTGCGCCCGGCACCTCGCAGCAGTTCAAGGTCCGTAAGAGTGGCACTCAGACATGGGCGATCTACCCCACAAGCACAGGTTACCCTTCTGTTCAGTTCAACAAGCGACCGCCTGCAATTCGATTTAAACCTATCGCAGAGTTGGCGATGGGTGATTTTAACAGTAGTACGTTTTTTCAGAACTTCCAAGTGCCCTTCACCGGTCCTTGCATGGTGCGTGCGCTGTATGAGACTGATAATGCAGCTGTTACCTGCACTATTACAGCTACTTCTTTTGCTCGTAGTCGCGCTCTTGCTCACGCTAATCCTTTGAACGCTGCCGGTACTGCTGCTGCTTGGTCTGTTGTTGGGTCTACTGCTTTGTCTCAAGCAAGTGCCTCGTTGGCTACCGATGGTGTATGGGGTCAAGGTGCTAGTGCATTCGCGTTTGTGGATGTTCCTGCGGCTACTGATAGTGGTGTAGGTGGTTACATTCAGGTTCGTACATATTCGACTGCACCATCTAAACGGTGCCAAGTTAGTGCAGCATCTGCTAATTACGAGACTCATGTTAGCCCGCTGCTTACCAACATGAAGTATCGTGCGGGGTACTCTAGTACCGTAGCTGACTTCTGCACAACGAACCAAGCTGCGATGGTTGAAATTAATAATGGGTTCTCTAACAACTATCATGGTTGTTTGGGGATTGATGTAATCCCGCTGGCTCCTGCGTCATACATCCCTGTGTTCGGTGACTCTCAAGAGGCAGGATATGGTACTAATGTGACCGTGGCTCCTATGGGTTATGCCCCAGTCGCTGTGATGGCAAATTCTCTGACTTCTTCCGGTACCGCGTTTACCTTTGCCAACTACGGCAGTGCTGGCAAAGGTGCAGCATACTTCCGTGGGCGGTTAGTTGCCTTCCTCGCAGATACCAGAAACCGTCCTCCGTTTGTCATCATTAAACCTTTTAGCGTCAATGATGGGTTCACTGACAGCGCGATTAACGCAGGGTTAGCATTAGCGATGCAGAGTGCTAGTGATTGCATGGCGCTGGGTATTCAACCCATCTTCATGACGGTTACCCCTCCTGCTAGTAATAACACAGCCCAGCAAACTGCACGGTTGCGTGGTAACACCTTTGTTCGCAACAGCGGTATCCCTTACATTGATTCGGATTTGTTGTTGTCGAATACCGCCGTACCTCCTCAGCTTGCAACTGCATACAACCCAGGTGACAATCTGCACTATAATATGACTGGCGATAATGTTATTGCTGCCCAAGGTGTTGTAATCGTGAAGGGTAAATGATGGGTGTTTTCTACATGCGGCACTTTATTCATGGGACTAAAGTAGCATGCTCGGAGATCGAGGTCGAACATGACAAGAGTCACGGATGGGTGCAGTTTGACCCATCCGCCTCACCTGATCTATCTATTGAAGATGAGCCCGTCAACACCTTGGTCAAGCGCCCGTACAATCGAAAACCTAAAGAGTAATTCTCATGACTACAGCAGCCGACGAGATCAATGGTGCGTTACGTCTCATCGGTCAATTGGCTGAGGGAGAAACTCCATCTCCTGAGACTTCGCAGGATTCTTTGTCTGCGATGAATATGATGCTCGACTCATGGAGTACCGAGCGCCTCGCTGTCTATGCGACCCAAGATCAGGTGTTTACGTGGCCTGCCAACACAATTAACCGCACACTTGGACCTACCGGTACTTTTGTGGGGAATCGACCTGTTCAACTC